CTATAAAACTATGAATCGTTATGAAGGTGTTGTGATAGATTACGATCCAGATACAACTATTCCAGATCAGATTTTACATCATTTCCCGATGTGTAGTCTCGGTAGTGGGTATGTTGCTGATAATCTGAATCACTATCCATTTACATTATATTATTAAAACTTATATAAGGAGGAAACAACTCATGGCTAAACTTGAATGGGATAAAACCGGCGAACGTTATTATGAAACCGGTGTCAAATACGGTGTGCTTTACCCACAGGTAGACGGAGAGTATCCACAGGGTGTAGCTTGGAACGGTCTTACGGCTGTTACAGAAAGCCCATCCGGTGCGGAAGCAACTCCAATGTATGCTGATGACATTAAATACTTGAATCTGATGTCTAACGAAGAATTTGGTTATAGTATCGAAGCATATACATATCCGGTTGAATTCGAAGAATGTGATGGTTCTGCCGAAATTGCTACAGGCGTTAAAATCGGACAGCAGCCACGTAAAGCATTCGGTCTGTGCTACAGAACTACACTCGGTAATGACACAGAATTCAACGATCACGGATATAAACTGCATTTGGTTTATAACAGCTTGGCAGCTCCATCTGAGAAAGCTTATGCTACTATCAATGATAGTCCAGAAGCAATCACTTTCTCTTGGGAATGTACAACTACACCAGTTAACGTCACTGGACACAAACCAACAGCTAGCATCGTAATTGATTCTACTAAAGCTGACAAAGCTAAGTTAGCTGCTCTGGAAGCTATTCTGTATGGTTCTGAAAATGAAGAACCAAGATTGCCATTACCAGATGAAATCATGACATTAATGAAATCTGCGTAATAATATACACGAATGATTAAGGCCTCACTTCAAAATGGTGGGGTCTTTTTCTACTAAACACACAATCACTCGAAAAGGAGAACAAATTTTATGTTAAAGAAAACTGTCACATATGAAGATTACAATGGAACTGAAAGAACTGAGGATTTTTACTTCAACCTCAACAAAGCTGAAATTACAGAAATGGAATTGGGTACAACGGGCGGTTTATCCGAAATGATTAAGAAAGTTGTAGCTACACAGGACGCTCCAGCTATTATTAAGATTTTCAAAGATTTGGTATTAAAAGCATACGGCGAGAAAAGTGCTGATGGTAGACGATTCATCAAGATCGCTCCAGACGGACACAGATTGGCAGACGATTTCGCTCAGACAGAAGCGTATAGTCAGATCTTTATGGAACTGGCATTTGATGCGGACGCTGCGGCTAAATTTGTTAATGGGATTGTTCCAAAGACTGAAGGAACGAATGTACCAGCGATTAAATAAGAAAACAATGGAGGTGTGAGAAGATGTTTCAATTAGTCATTCCTGGAGATGAGATTTGGGATGAAGAAAACGGTTGTTTCTATTATATAAATAACCAAGTATTACGACTGGAACATTCCCTCGCATCTCTTTATAAATGGGAATCCAAGTGGCATAAGCCTTTTTTTTCCAAAAAAGCTATGAGCTACGAGGAAACTATAGATTATATACGATGTATGACATTGGATAATAACGTGTCTGATGATATTTATGCTTCTTTGCAAGAGAGACAGATTAAAGAAATTTTGGCGTATATAGATAACCCTATGACAGCTACTACTTTTTCGAAAGAGAAGAATCAGAAGCCAAATAGGGATATTATAACCGCTGAACTAATTTATTACTGGATGATTCGGGCACAAATACCATTCGAATGTCAATATTGGCATCTTAATCAATTAATGACTCTCATTCGTGTTTGTAGTATTAAAAACGAACCACCTAAGAAGATGGGCAAACATGAATCTTTACGACAGCGTTCAGCATTGAATGCGGCTCGTCGTGCACAAATGAACACGAAAGGTTGATAAAACATGGTTAAAAGAAAAATTTGTCTTGATGCTGGACATTATGGAAAATACAACCAGAGTCCAGCTAATAGCGCATATTTCGAGTCTGTAATGAACTGGAAATTACATAACTTATTGAAAGATGAGTTGGAAACATACGGATTCGAAGTTATCACAACAAGAAGTAGTCAGGCTAAAGACCTGAGTTTATATAGTCGTGGAGCAAAATCAAAGGGATGTGATTTGTTCTTATCTATTCATTCCAATGCAGTTGGTTCTGGAGTGAACGAGAAAGTTGATTATCCTGTAGTTTATGTACCGTTAAGTGGTAATGGTGACGCACTAGGTCAGAGACTTGCTGATTGTATTGCGGACACTATGGACACTGACCAGCCAGGACGAATTGCTAAGAGAAAGAGTGAGAAAACTGGTGGAGAGTATTATGGTGTAATCCGTGGTGCGGTAGGCGTTGGAACAATCGGTATGATTCTCGAACATAGTTTCCACACAAATACTCGCTCTACAAATTGGTTGCTTAAGAATTCCAATCTGGAGAAATTGGCAAAAGCAGAAGCTAAAGTAATTGCTGATTATTTCAAAATGGAAAAAGTGACAGCATCTGCTCCAGTTACTGAGAAGAACGAAACAACAGTATATCCTAAAGCTCCATTCGCAGTAAAAGTGTTAGTGAGCGATTTGAATTATCGTTCAGAACCATCAATGGACGGTGATGTATTAGGTGTTACTAGTAAAGGTACATTCACTATCGTTCTGGTAGACGGTAACTGGGGTAAACTCAAATCTGGTAAAGGTTGGATCTATCTTGGTAATCCAGAATATTGTACGATCGTTAACACTCTTCCATTTAATGTCAAAGTCGAAATCGACGATCTGAATATTCGTACAGGCCCAGGAACAAATTATGTGAAAACAGGCGAATGCACTGGAAAAGGTAAATTCACAATTACAGAAATTAAAGAAGGTAAAGGTTCCGACACTGGTTGGGGTAAACTCAAATCTGGTGCTGGATGGATTTCTCTGGATTACACAAAACGTGTATAAGTAAAGGAGATAAAATATGATTAGTTTCAGACAAAAGGGCGACTTTAAAAAGCTAACCCGCTACTTAGAAAAAGCAAAAGAGGCTGTCAAACTTGGAGACCTCGATAAGTACGGTAAAGAAGGAGTAGCCGCCCTTGCGTCTGCAACACCTGTAGATACCGGAAAAACTGCTAATTCTTGGTATTACGAAATAGAACATAAAAACGGGTCAGTTACAATTACTTTTAATAATTCAAATATTCAAAATGGAGTATTAATAGCTATTATTTTATTTTACGGACACGGAACGAGAAATGGCGGTTGGGTAGAAGGGCGAGATTACATTAACCCTACTATCCGACCTGTTTTTGATAGACTTGCAAATCAAGCATGGGAGGAGGTTACTAAGTTATGAGCACAACTATTGATCAAAGAGTTGTCGAGATGCGATTTGACAATAAACATTTCGAACAGAATGTTCAAACGACGATGTCAACTCTCGATAAACTTAAACAAAAGTTAAATCTGACTGGTGCTTCCAAAGGTTTAGAAAGTATCAATTCTGCGGCTAAGAATAATAACATTCATATGCTTGGGGCTGCGGCTGAACAAGTAGGTGTTAAATTCTCAGCTATGCAGGTTGCTGGTATTACCGCGATTAGTAGACTTACAAATCAGGCTATGGCGGCTGGTGAAAAGATTGTTAAAGCTCTTACAATTGATCCTGTTAAGACTGGTTTCGAAGAATACGAGACTCAGATTAATGCAGTTCAGACAATTTTAGCGAATACATCGCATAACGGTACAACGATTGACCAGGTTAACGATGCGTTACAACAGTTGAATGAGTATGCAGACAAAACCATTTACAACTTTACAGAAATGACTCGTAATATCGGTACATTTACCGCGGCGGGTGTCGATTTGGATACTTCAGTTTCAGCGATTCAGGGTATTGCAAACTTGGCGGCAGTATCAGGTTCGACTTCTCAGCAGGCAAGTACAGCAATGTATCAGTTATCTCAGGCTTTAGCAGCTGGACGAGTTTCTCTTATGGACTGGAACTCAGTAGTTAATGCCGGTATGGGTGGTAAAGTATTCCAAGATGCGTTAATCAGAACATCCAACGTTATGGGTACTGGTGCGGATGCAGCGATTAAGAAATACGGTTCATTCCGAGAATCTCTTACCAAAGGCGAATGGTTAACAACCGAAGTTCTCACTGAAACTTTGAATCAGTTTACAATGGCTGCCGAAGAAGGTAGTAAAGAATGGGAGAAATTCAAAAAATCCCTCAAAGATAAAGGTTATTCGGAAGAACAAGCTACAGCGATTCTTAAGATGGCGAATACTGCTACTAGCGCAGCTACCGAAGTTAAAACCTTTACCCAATTATGGGACGTATTAAAAGAGTCAGCTCAGTCGGGTTGGTCACAAACTTGGAAATTGTTAGTTGGCGATTTTGAAGAGGCTAAAGCTTTATTAAGCCCTGTAGCGGATGTGTTAACCGGAATTATTAACACAATGTCAAAGACGCGTAACGACATATTAGAGAGCGCACTCGGCAAAAGTTTCACAGGATTAGCCGATAAGATTAAAGGAATTACCGATCCCGTTAAGAAATCTGCAGATGGTGTAAAAGAAGTAGTCGATTCGGTAAAAGATTACGCAAAAGTAGTCGATGAAATTATCGGCGGTAAATGGGGTAATGGCCAAGCTCGCTGGGATGCTTTAACCAAAGCAGGTTACGATTGGGCTCATGCTCAGAATCTAGTTAATGAAAAACTCGGTTCGAGTGTAAGACATACTACCAACTATAAAGAAGCTCAAAATGGAGTTAAAAAAACTCAGGAAGAGACGACTGAAGCTACTGCTAAATTCATACAGAAGTTGACAGAAAAGTCTGATGCTGAATTAAGAGCTGCAGGATATGACGAAAAACAAATCAAAGCTCTTCGTGAAATCCAAAAACAGGCTGATAAAACAGGTTTGTCCGTAGAAGAATTTGTATTAAATATCGATAAGCTCGACGGTAAATGGTTGATCGTCAACTCATTTAAAAATATTTGGTCTGGTTTGTCTACGGTTGTTAAATCGTTCGGACAGGCTTGGCGAGAAGTATTTCATGGTGACGCAAGTGATGAAGAAATATTGGCTAAACGTGCTGATATGATTTATAACATTATCGCAGCGATCCATAAGTTTACTACATATTTAAAAACCAACGGTGAAGCTTCCGATAAACTCGTAAGAACTCTCAAAGGGTTACTCGCTATCGTCGATATCCTTACAACTATATTCGGTGGCGGTTTGAAGATAGCTTTTAAAATAGTAACCAGTTTGCTAGAAGCGTTCGACATGAATATACTCGACGTTACTGCGAATATTGGCGATGCTATAGTAGCTTTCAGAGATTGGTTTGATAGTTTATTCGATTGTAGTGGAATAGTTGAGGTATTAGTACCAATATTAAAGAACGCTGCGGATGTTATTGGATATTTCATAACTTCCGTAAAAGAAAGCGATACTCTGGCTCTGCTCGTTAAAAATCTGAAAAGTGCTATCAAAGCCATAGGTGATTGGATTAAAGGACTTAAAAATGCCGAAAATATTCCTGAGTATATAGCGGATGGACTTATCAACGGGCTTAAAGCGATTGTAGAGAATTTCGATAGTTTTGCTAAGTTGATATCTGACAAAATCAAAGAAATTCCAAACGATATTATCGCTGGTCTGACCGGTGGTTTATGGAATGGCGCTTCTGGTATCATTAAGACGCTCATGAACTTGGGTATCAAAATGATCGAAGCTATCTGTAATGTGCTCGGTATTCATTCTCCTTCAACCGTATTTATTGCGATTGGAGGATTCATTATAGCGGGACTTGTATTAGGACTCACACAAGGATTCCCTGAAATTTGGGAAACTATTAAAACACTCGGACGAACATGCGCTGAGGGTATAACCGGAGCATTTGAAGGTTTACAGTCTTCTAAAGTTTACGGCTATATCAAATCATTCGTTGGTAAGATCGCTAGTTTCATAAAGAATCTCGATTTTGGACAGATTTTAGCTATCGGTCTTGGTACTGGAATGTTGTTCACTGTTAATAAAATGGTTAACGTTATCCAGGCGATTATTAACCCACTCGAAGGTTTGGGTGATATGCTCAGCGGTGTTGGCGAAATGTGCGAAGCGATTGGCGAGGGTGTTAAGAAATACTTTAAGTCGAAAGCCATGAAGAATTATGCAACTGCCGTATTAATTATGGCTGGAGCTATTACCTTAATTGCATTTTCAATGAAAACATTAGCTGATATTGATACATCGGATTTGGTTAAAGCTGGTGTTGCTATTGTGGTAATCACAGGTATTGTTACCGGACTAACCATATTGGTCAGTAAATTAAATACTGTTGGCGATTTCAGTATCAAACATGCTTTTGTAGTAATTGCTATCGCTGGCGCAGTTAGTTTATTGGTACTTGCGTTATCTAAATTAACGAACCTAGTTAATTCTGCGGAAAATCTCGGTTCTACGCTTGGTGTACTAGCTGGAATGTTATTGGGATTAGGCGGAATTGTGATCGCAATAAATGCTGTAGCAAAGATTGGAAATGAGGCTAACTTAAAAGGCGTTGGTTCCATGATACTTAAAATGTCCATAGCGATGTTATTATTGGTTCAAGTAATCAAAATGGTGTCCAAACTCGATAATGGTGATATAATCAAAGGTTTGGCTGTCATCGGAACTCTCGAATTATTGTTTATCGGTATAGTTGCTGTTTCGAAGCTTGGTGGAGAACATGCTAAAAAAGCTGGTAGCATGATGTTAAAAATGTCGTTTGCACTATTAGCTATGATCGGTGTTATTAAAGTGGCATCTATGCTTGACAATAACGAGATTAAGAAAGGTCTTAAAGTTGTAGCGTCCGTCGAGTTATTATTTATGGGTATCATCGCAGTATCTAAACTAGCTGGTGAACACGCAAACAAGGCTGGTGGAATGATATTAAAAATGTCAGTGGCTCTGTTGGCAGTAGTATTCGTTATTAAGCAAATTTCCAAAATGGATGACGGTGATATTAAACGAGGATTGACGGTAGTAGCTGTTTTAGAAATATTATTCGGCGGTTTAATCGCGGTGTCTAAACTAGCTGGTGAACATGCAACCAAAGCTGGAACTATGCTATTGCTTATGTCTGGTGCGTTACTGATCGTATCGGGTATTTTGTATATAGTAAGTCAGATGCCTACGGAAGGCTTAGGACGAGCATTGGGTATCGTTACAGTACTCGAATTGTTATTCATGGGTCTGATATCTGCGACCAAAAATATACCAGAAAAAGCGATAGGCACATTGATAATGTTAATCGCGTCGATTGGTATATTATTTGCTATGGTTATCGGTTTAACTTTTGTTGATCCTAAGAAATTAACGACAGCTACGGCGTCTATTTCTGCAGTTATTGGCATGTTTGCGGTGTTAGTAGGTTCTACTAAATATTTAACACATACTGACAAAACAGCTAAAATGTTATCTTCGATGGTAGGAGTTGTTGCTTTACTGGCCTTAATATTAGCCGGGTTATCACTTATTGGTAATGTTAATACAATGATTCCGTCAGTAGCATCCTTATCATTACTATTGTTAACATTTACAGGCTCGTTGGTGATTTTGAGTAAAACTGGAAACATATTACCGTCTGTTTCTAATTTGTTACCAACAATGCTCGGTATAACAGCTGGATTAGCTCTTATTGTAGCAGGTTTAGCCTTGATTAAGTCAGAATCGGCAATCACGAATGTTATGGCACTTTCTATATTATTGGAAGCGTTTGCTGTTTCCATGGTTGTATTAAGTAAAGCTGGAAATATATCAGCGTCTGTTGCATCGGCATTACCTGTTATGTTAGGTATTACTGCAGGTTTAGCTGTAATAATTGGACTTTTAGCTCTAATGAACGTGGAAGCTTCGATCAATAACGCGATTTCACTGTCAGTATTATTGAACGCATTTTCTATTTCATTAGTTGTATTAAGTAAAGCTGGAACTATTACATCTAGTGTTATAACCGCACTTCCAAGTATGTTAGGTGTTACAGCTGGATTAGCGATTATATTAGGATTGTTGGCTTTAATGAACGTTGAAGCATCATTATCTAGTGCGATCGCTCTCGGTGTATTACTTAACGCTTTCTCGGCTTCGCTTGTGATACTGAGTATGGCTGGAACTATATCACCGACTGCACAGGCAGCTTTGATTCCTATGCTTGGTATTACGGCTGGATTAGCTTTGATATTAGGTTTGCTTGCAGCTTTTGATGTACAACCTTCTATCGAAACAGCTATGTCCATATCTACGTTACTGTTAGCATTCACTGTCGCTCTTGGTATCTTAACCGCTATCGGTCCAGCTGCTGTTTTAGCGGATGCTGCCATGATAGCTTTGGGTAAACTCGTAGTCGGAGTTGGCATAGTTCTCGCAGCGTTGGGTGTGTTACAAGAAACATTCCCTAGTCTCGAATCATTCTTAGATAGCGGTTTACCGTTGCTTGAGAAACTCGGCTATGGATTAGGTTCGTTTGTTGGTAGTATTATCGGTGGTCTTGCTGATGGTATCATGTCTAGTTTACCTGCTATTGGTACGTATTTATCGATGTTCATGATAAACGCTATGCCGTTTATTGCCGGTGCACAGTTGATTAATGAGCAGATGTTAGCTGGAGTTAGTTCGTTGGCTAAAGCAATATTGATAATCACAGCGGCTGATATTATCAATGGCATATCTTCATTTCTCGGTGGCGGCGAATCATCATTATCCGCTTTCGGTGCTCAATTACCTAAGTTGGGATTGGATCTGGCTTCGTTTGCCGCAAATTTGGGAACATTCGATGAAAGTACTGTAACTACTGTGACTTGTGCTGCTAATGCTATCAAAGCTCTCGCTATAGCCGCTTCTGAAATTCCAAATGAAGGTGGATGGGCCGCTAAGATATTTGGAGAAAACAGTATTGCAACATTTGGCGAGAAGTTACCGCAATTAGCTACACATTTACGTAGTTTCATTACGAATTTAGGTACATTCGATGAGGCTACGGTAACTACTGTTAAATGCGCGGGCAATGCCATTAAAGCTCTTGCCACAGCTGCTTCCGAAATTCCAAATGATGGAGGATGGGCTGGAAAGATATTTGGCGAAAACAGTATTTCTACGTTCGGCGCGAAGTTACCTGCGTTAGGAACACATTTAAAGAGTTTCGTAACAAATCTCGGAACGTTTGACGAGGCTACCGTTTCTACTGTCGGTTGTGCTGGAGATGCTATAGCAAAATTAGCTGAAGCCGCTTCAAAAATTCCTAATGAAGGCGGATGGGCTGCTAAGATATTTGGTGATAATAGTTTAGCTTCATTTGGGGATCAATTACCTACACTGGGTACAAATCTTAAGAACTTTGCCACAAATCTTGGTACATTCGACGAAGCTACAGTCGCCACTGTTGATTGTGCTGGTTCAGCTATCGCGTCTATGGCTAAAGCTGCTAGTAGTATAGATGGGCAACCGGGATGGGCTAAAAAGTTATTCGGTGATAACAGCTTAGCTTCATTCGGTGGAGATATGGAGAAACTTGGAACGAACCTGAAGAACTTTGTTAGTAATCTTGGTACTTTTACGGGTGCTCAAGTAGCAACAGTAAATAGCGCTGTAGGAGCAATTAAAGCGTTTGCTAAACTGGCTGATGCTGACTTGAAATCCGCTAAGAAACACTTGACTGGATTCAGTGAAGATTTACCAACGCTCGCTAGTGATATTGCTGACTTCTGTGGAAAAATGCCTGGCTCAGATTCGATAACCACTGCGAAAACTAACGTTAGTAAATTGGTGGATATGATAGGTGAATTAGCTTCTGCGAAATCTTCAGAGGCGGTAACATTCACCAATAACTTGAAGAAACTTGCTGATGACGTTGTTAAGAAATTTGTGAAAGCTCTCACGAGTGAATCGGCGAAATCTGATGTCAAGAAAGCAGGGGTAACGTTAATCGAGAAAGTTATCGATGGTGTTGAATCGAAAAAGAAATCGCTTAATACCGCTTTCGGCGATGCTGTAAAAGGTGGTCCTAAGAAGATCAAAGAGTATAAAGACGATTTCTCCACAGCGGGTAAAGCTTTGTGTACAGGCTTAGCTAACGGTATTAAGAATAATCAAGGTAAGGCAGTAGCTGCCGCAGAAGCAATGGCTAAGGCCGTTAAAAACGCAGCCAAAGAAGCTCTTAAAATCAATTCGCCATCAAAAGTATTCGTAGCGATCGGTTCTGGTGTTATCGAAGGTTTTGTAAAAGGTATTGATGACAATATGGGCTATACAACTACCGCTGTTACTGATATGGCGGATACTGCTAAGAATGGATTTGGTAAAGCGATTAGTTCTATCACTGGATTACTCGATGGTTCTATGGAAATGCAACCTACAATTAGACCAGTTCTCGATTTGAGTAACGTTAAATCAGGAGCTGCTTCTATTAATGGTATGCTGAATAATCAATCGGTTGGGATTTCATCGAATATTAATGCGATCTCTAACATGATGAACCAGAGAAATCAAAATGGAACGAATAATGACATCGTATCAGCAGTCGACAGGTTATATCGTAAGTTAGATAATGTCGGCGGCAACACAACATACAACGTAAACGGAATTACATATGATGATGGAAGTAATGTTTCGAATGCAATTTCAGCTCTCATTAGAGCAGCAAATCTGGAGAGGAGGATTTAAACTTGGCTAAACTATCAAGTGATAAAACATACGTTACCGTAGAAAAAGGCGATACCTTAAGTGCGATTGCGAGAGACTACGGTAACGGTCTCTCCTATAAACAACTAGCTAGTATAAATAATATTTCAAATCCGAATCTTATTTATATTGGTCAGAAAGTTAAATTATCCGGTACAGCTACGAGTAGTACATCATCTAATTCGAATACGGCTACTATCGATCACTTCGGTCTTCAAAGCAACGCGGACGGTGTATTATTTGCTACTTGGACTTGGAGTAAAAGTAATACTGCTAATTATGAAGTTCAGTGGTATTATCACACGGGAGATGGAGTTTGGTTTGTAGGGACAAAATCTACTACTGAAGATAAGCAGAGTACATATTCCATTCCGTCCAATGCTAAAAAGGTAAGATTTAGAGTTAAACCTATATCCAAAACTAAGACCGTTAACAACAAAGAAACTTCTTATTGGACGGCATCTTGGTCTTCATACAAAACATTCGATGTTAGCGCAAATATAGTAAAAGCGCCAAATGCTCCTAGTATCGAAATTGAGAATTTTAAACTTACTGCGGAAATCGCTGATATTAACGCTTCGGACGTAAATGCAACAGGGGTACAGTTTCAAATTGTAAAGAATAATACCACGATATTTAAGACTGGTAAAGCTACCATTAACACCAGTACGAATTATGTTTCATATTCTTGTACAGTCGATGCGGGAGGAGAATACAAAGTTCGTGCTAGATGTTACAAAGGTAGCACTTATAGCGATTGGTCTGGATATTCTGGCTCAGCTGAAACAATGCCCGCAGCGACATCTGGTATTACTACGATAAAAGCGACATCTGAAACTTCAGTATATCTTGAGTGGGCTGCTTCTACCGCCGCTGAAACATACGAAGTTGAGTACACTACGGAATCAAATTATTTCGACAACACTGATCAGACGACAACGAAATCAGGTATTAAAAACACACATTTCGAATTTGTTGGACTTACTAGCGGCGATGAATATTTCTTTCGTGTTAGAGCTGTAAATACAAAAGGCGAATCATCTTGGTCTGAAATTAAATCAGTAGTTCTCGGCGAAGATCCTGCGGCTCCGACTACATGGTCATCTACAACCACAGCGATTTCAGGGGAAAAAGTTATTCTTTACTGGGTACATAATTCAAAAGACGGTTCGAGTCAAACATTTGCGGAACTCGAATTGATCATTAACGGAGTAACATCAACCCTTAAAATCGAGAATACAACCGACGAGGACGAGAAAGATAAAACGAGCTTCTATGAAATAAGTACGGTTGACTACAATGAAGGGACTACGATTCAATGGCGAGTTAGAACAGCAGGCATCACAAAAGTATACGGTGACTGGTCTATACAGAGAACTATTGACGTATACGCTCCTCCAACACTTGAACTTAGAGTCACATACGCGAATGGTGATGCCGTTGACGATTTGACTGGTTTTCCTTTCTACGTATATGGCTTACCAGGACCAAAAACACAAGCTCCAATCGGTTACCATTTAACTATTACATCCAATCAAGTTTATGAGACTGTAGACAATATTGGAAATTTCAAAATGGTTAACGCTGGGGAGGAAGTTTACTCGAAATATTTCGATACGACTGATGCGTTATTGGTTGAATTTACACCTGGAAATATCGACCTTGAAAATGGTGTGACTTATACGGTGACGGGTACGGTTTCCATGAATTCGGGATTAACCGCTGAATCGAGTTGCGAGTTTAATGTTGTTTGGACTGATATAGAGTATTCTCCAAATGCTGAGATTAGTTACGATGAAGATACATATGTAACCCATATCAGACCATATTGCGAGAGTTCGAGTTTGATATTCTATCAAGTTGAATATAGCAGTAATCGTTATACGAAAACTTCTACGGTAGTATCAATGGCTGACGGTTATCCAGTTGAGAAGACCAACGGAACAAATGTTTATACCACAACTGGCGAACAGGTGTTTACTGGAACCACTACCGACGGAAGCTCTGTTTACTATTGTACGGTTGAATCTAAAACATTAATCGAGGGCGTTACATTATCAGTTTATCGAAGAGAATTCGATGGGACATTTACTGAACTTGCGACAGGATTGGAGAATACAAAGAATACATTCATCACTGACCCTCATCCATCATTGGATTATGCCCGCTATCGAATAGTAGCTATAACCGATGAAACCGGAGCGGTTAGTTATTACGATGTACCAGGATATCCGATAAAAGAGGTAGCTGTAATCATTCAGTGGTCTGAGGAGTGGAATACATTCGATACCGATAGCGAGGATGAAATGGCCGAACCTGCTTGGTCTGGTTCTTTGCTTAGACTCCCATATAACATCGACGTATCCGACAGTCATAAACCAGACGTGTCACTAATTGAATATATTGGAAGAAGAAATCCTGTTAGTTATTACGGAACTCAGAAGGGCGAGACTGCTAGCTGGAGTGTTGAAATACCTAAGAGCGATAAAGAAACGTTATATGCTTTACGACGATTAGCTGTTTGGATGGGAGATGCGTATGTTCGTGAACCATCTGGTAGCGGATATTGGGCGAATATTACCGTTTCGTTCAGTCAGAAACATTGTGACGTAACTATCCCAGTATCATTTGATATTGCTAGAGTTGAAGGGGGTATTTAATCATGGCTGATTGGACCGCCTCAATGCAACAAACTTTCGAGTATTACATAGTCGATCCAGGGACTTGGAAAGACATGAAAAAACTCAACAATGTGAAATCTTGCACAATTAATCGTGATTCGACGGTCGAGACTCTTGGTTCCGCTACGATTGATGTTACAGATATGTTGGGCGAGTGTTATGTTCGTGTGTATCTCATTACAATTCAAAATGGAGTAAAAGAGAAGCATCCGTTGGGTACCTATCTCGTACAAACACCGTCGTCAAAACATGATGGTAAAATACGTGATGTATCTTTGGATGCTTATACTCCGTTATTGGAATTAAAGGAAAAGAATCCGCCTTTAGGATATTCTATTCTCAAAGATAGCAATATTATGTCTAACGCATATAAATTAGCACGAGAAGCAACAAGGGCTCCTGTAGTACAAGCAACGAGTTCCGAAAAATTAAATTTCGATTTTGTAGCGAATACTGATGACACATGGATGACCTTCATAACCGATTTAATATCGAACGCAAAGTATTCATTCGATCTAGATGAGTTAGGTCGTGTGTTATTTGCACCTAAACAGGAATTACCATCGTTACAACCTGTTTGGACATATGATGATGGTAATAGCTCGATTTTGTATCCAGAAATAACAATGGATCATGATTTGTACGGGATTCCAAACGTCGTTGAGGTTATTTATACTAGCGGGTATGATTACTACTACGGTAAAGCAGTAAACGATGATCCGAATAGTCCAACTTCTACTGTAAGACGTGGAAGGGAAATAACGCATCGTATAACTAATCCGAGTTTTAGCGGAGTTGCTACAGAGACTCAGATTAAGCGATATGCGGAACAAGTATTAAAGCAAATGTCCGAAGTTGAATATACAGTAACATATACGCATGGTTATTGCGGTACTCGCGTTAATGATTGTGTTCGTCTGGATTGCGCTCGTGCGGATTTAAATGATGTTAAAGCTAAAATTATTAGTCAATCTATTAAATGCGAACCGGGTTGTCCTGTGAGTGAAAAAGCTGTATTTACTACTAAATTATGGGGGTGATGAGATATGGGTCTGTCAAGCGATTTGATTTCACAATTTGTCAAGGCTACAAAAGATACCAAGAAGACAAGTTCTGAAACAACCATGTGGGGTACCGTCGTTGAGTATAATAATTCAAAATGGGTACGACTGGATGGTTCTGATCAATTAACGCCAATGTCATCGACAGTAAGCGCTGAACCTGGAGAACGTGTCACGATTCTCATCAAAGATCATAGGGCTACTGTTACTGGTAACCTGTCCAATCCATCGGCTAGTACTAGCTCAGTTGAGAGTGTTGCGGCCGATTTAGTAGTTGGTTCAGCACGAATCGATAATCTCGTGAGTGAGAATGTCGTTATTAAAGATACTCTGACCGCTAACAAGGCATCTATCGAACAATTAGAAGCTCAAGACGTAGTTATCGATGGCATATTAACAGCGGCTAATGCTGAAATCGAGAATTTACATGCAACGAAATTAAATGCCGATACCGCTAGTATTACGTATGCAACGATTGCCAATCTTGACGCTACTAATGCTTCTATATACAATTTACAATCGGTTTATGGTGATTTCGAAGTCCTTACCACAAAGAATTTCGAAGCAGTTAATGGTGTAATCGATAATCTACAAGCAAATAAATTGGATGCTGAAACAGCTCGAATCACTTACGCTACTATCACTGATTTGAATGCTGCTAAGGCTGATATTAGTTTGTTAAATGCGGATGTTGCAGATATTGAAACATTAATATTCGGTTCAGCGAGTGGCGGTTCGATCCAAGCATCGTTTGCTAATGCGGTAATTGCACAGTTGGGAAATGCTCAGATTAAATCCGCAATGATCGAGAATGTTACTGCGGATAAAATTGTTTCCGGCGACATCATTACCAATAATGTTCGAGTATTATCCGAGGACGGTAAATTACTTATTTCTGATGAGACAATTCAGATAAGTGATAATACGAGAGTTCGTGTACAAATCGGTAAAGATGCGGCTGGAGACTATTCTATTAATATCTGGGATGCTGACGGAAACCTTATGTTTAGTGAAGGTGGTATCACAGATAACGCGATTAAAGAAGCCATCATTCGAAATGATATGGTTAGCGATACAGCGAATATTAGTGCTCATAAACTGGATATTAATAGTTTATTTAAAGTTATTAATGAAGACGGAAGTAACACTATTATATCTAGCAAAATTTATTTGAATGATAAGAAACAGACTTTGGATGTAGCATTCCAACAGATGACTACTACGGTAAATCAAAATGGAACTGCTTTATCTGAAGCTCAATCTAATTTAGCTAAAGCACAGGCCGATCTTATTGCGGTAACCAATCGAACAGATGCAACCGAAGAAGAAATATCAGCTGCAAAACTTGCGGTGAAAGAAGCTCAAGACGCTGCGGATGCTGCTCAAGCTACGGCTAATCAGAACTCTTCCGATATTTCAGCTTTAACTCAGACGGTATCTACGCAAGGAACACAGCTATCGGTAGTTCAGGGACAGATTAGTAGTAAGGTTTGGCAACAAGATATTACGAGTGCTGTTAACGGTATTTCCAACGAGATGAATACAAAATATTCTTCACTCGAACAGACTGTGAATGGTATTAATTCCACGGTAGCTAACCATACTTCTGAACTTATAAATAAGGCAGACAATAGTACAGTAATTAATGTCCAGAATCAGGTCAGTAACTTACAGCAGACAGTAGAAGGATTTAAAACCACTGTTAGCGAGACATATGTTACTAAGAACGAGTTTGATAATTTGGAGATAGGTGGTAGGAACCTCGCCGAAAAAACCTATTCGCATTGGACGGATACGAATGTTTCGCAGTGGAGCGGAGGAATTGGATATCGAGTTAACGGTGTTGACAAATGGGCTACACTGACCGGATTTGATGAACTGGGACTTAAAGTCGGAGACTCATATACAATCTCTATAGACTTGAATGCAATTCATAAATCCATCAAATTGAGAATCGACTTATATAGAAATTCGACGCTTGGTGAAAATTACGTTGGTAGAAATTCCGAAGTAGTAACCGTGGGAACCAATAGACGAGTTTCATATAGTGGTGTTGTTGAGGAGGAGTTCCCATATTTTGCTATATATGTAGGAAATCATGATACAACCGATACCACAACAACGACTGAACAGTATAAATGTTTGAAAATCGAAAAGGGTAATGTCGCTACCGATTGGACACCAGCACCTGAAGATATTGAAAAACGAGTGTCTGCGACTGAAACAAAGATTGAGCAGAATTCAACCTCAATAGAGTTAGTCGCTACTCGTACAGCGGCGAATGAAAGTGTAATTGCGTCATTACAGCTAGCTGCGGATGGTTTGACTTCTCGTGTGTCATCAAATGAAGGAAATATAGCAACCGCTTTAACGAATGCTGCGATTGCTCAAGCCGATATCGACGATCTTGAAATTGGTGGAAGAAATTTATTCAGCGGGTATAGTGAAGATGAAATAGAACTTGGTGATTATCAAAGTGTTGGTAGTTTTACACAGTTTATGAATAAATTAACTTTTAATCCGTGTGAAACGGTAGGGGAAGTTTATACTATTAGTTTTTGGGCGAAAAGTCCAAATGGTAGCACAGACTTACTATTATATAATAGTAATAACAATCCGAGACATTTTAATTTTTATACGATACTGACAAATTCACTCGGAAGCGAATGGCAATATTTTACGCATACAGTAACGAATACTGACCGAGGTTCATCGTACACAGATACCTGCTGTAATAGAATCGAAATCTATGCATCAGGTCAGTTGGGCGTACTAGTAAAGAAAATTAAAGTTGAAAAAGGTAATAAAGCAACTGATTGGACACCTGCTCCCGAAGACATGGCTACCGAAAATGATATCGAATATGTAAATAGTGAAATAAACAACACTAATTCCCGTATCACCGCTGCGGAATCATTAATCGAGCAGTTAGATAACTGTATTCGTGCGTTGGTTACTGATGAAAACGGCCAATCATTGATGTCCCAAACAAGTACTGGATGGACGTTTAGTACGAGTTCAATTAACGATATGATGAGTAGTCTATCGAATAGTATCGCAAGTTTACAATCCACAACTGGTAGTACACAAGCTACAGTTAACAGTCTTCAAAACGCCGTTAATGACTTGGAAGATACTGCTCAATATGTACGTATTGCATCTTACGAAAACGAACCTTGTATTGAATTAGGTAAAAGTAGTAGTGAATTCAAACTTAAAATCACCAACACACGTATCATGTTTATGAGGGGTTCTAGCGTTCCAACATATATAGATACGACTGGGTTGATCACGGAAAACATCACGATCAACGGTGAATTGCATCATGGCAAATATGTCTGGAAACAACGAAGCAACGGCAACTATGGTGTGCAGTATGTAGGATAGGAGGTATAATTCAAAATGGCAAGTGTATCACAATGGACTCCGTTTGGGGTTGCGTTGGATCTTACAGCAACGGTCAGTAGTGTAACGAGAACGTCTTCTACTCAGTATACTGTAAAGTTTAATGTATCCTGGAAAACCCACTGGGATACAAAGACGGACTACGGTATGACTGCTTCGTCTGGTGGCGGTAGCGTCAGCCTTAACTCGTCTGGTACAAAATCGGCAGGTAGTAGCGGAACGTTTACAGGAACCTATTCGACGTCTGCTAATGTGGCTGCCACTAAGACTGTAACGGTTACATTTAGAAACTATAATACCGATCACAACGATTCGGCAACAAAGAGCATCAACTTATCAGTAAGTGTTCCTGCATGGACGAGCTATAAAGTAAGCTACAACGCAAATGGCGGTTCTGGAGTTCCATCGACTCAGACAAAATGGAAAGACCAGACCTTGACTCTTTCAAGTACAAAACCGACTCGTACTGGTTATACGTTTGCGGGTTGGGCTACTTCGTCAACTGGTAGTGTGGCTTACGCTGCAGGAGCTAGTTATACTTCAAACGCATCGGTTACTTTATACGCGAAATGGACGGCGATCACGTATACCGTAAGTTACAACGCAAACGGTGGTTCTGGAGCTCCATCAAGTCAGACGAAAACTTATGGTGTAGCACTCACGTTATCAAGTACCAAACCGACTCGTACGAATTACACGTTTAAGGGTTGGGGTACGTCATCGGGGGCTACAACTGTCTCGTATTCGGCGGGTGGTAGTTATACTTCGAATGCATCGATAACCCTTTATGCAATTTGGGAATTATCGTATGTTAAACCAAGAATCTCTGGTTTCTCAGTAGCCAGATGCAATTCGAGTGGTACTGTAACCGATTCTGGTACTTACGCTTTGGTTAAGTTTAACTTTGCTACGGATAAAACAGTAACGGGTATCGCTATTTATTGGAAAGTGGCAACATCGTCTTCATATACTAATAGTTTAGCGGTTCCTTTTACCGGTAGTACTACTATTAGTCAGGTTATTGGCGATGGCGGTTTAAGTACGGAAACTACATATAATATCCAAGTAGTCGTATCGGATGCAAATGGTAGTTCAGATGTTACGGGTACTGTTCAAGCTATTAAATATCCTATTGATATTAAGTCTGGTGGAACGGGTATAGCATTTGGTAAACCGGCAGAGACTGCGGATTTATGTGAGTGTAATTATAATTTCCAAGCTAACCGAAAACTAACAGTGGGTAAATACGTCGACAGTTCTACAGCACCAACGGGCGGAATGAAAATTCACGATTTGCGAGATGTAACGCCAACGCCTGGTATGTTCGGTGACAATAGTATGAATTTATATTTCGACACTATAGGTGTTGATAATGACTATTGGAAAACAATCATGAGTTTAACTGGATGGAGTGCCGATTCGTATGCCACTCATGAATTAGCGTTTAATTCACATTATGGTACTGGAAGTCCATATTTATGGCATCGTGTTGGTGCTAACGGTACATGGCAAGCTTGGAGAAGGATATTAGACAATTACGGCGGCGGTATGAATGGCGACTTAACTTTCGCTAACGATGTCAAAATCAATAGTACGAGAACCGACGGAAGTGTATACGAAGCTATTAATCCGATGTCCGCGGGTAATAATCTCGCTATCGGACACGGTTTATACACCAACAAGTCTGGAAGTCTAAATCTATACAGTTACGATATCAACCATTTTGTGAGTAATATAGCCGAACCTGGCTCGTATAGACCGTACAGAAGACGAGGGGATTCGATAAGTCTTACAATAAGAACTGCGGGATATGTAACAAACTCTGGGGCAGATGTATCATTCTCAATACCGTTTTCCGTACCGATCGTAGGAGCGCCAACCGTAACTGCGACCAGTGGTAACGGTTTTATATTACGACAGGGTAATTCATACACACACGGTTCTTCAGCATCTGTATACGTAATCCCAACGAGTTATAGCGTAACTAGACGACAGTTTAACGGTATCGATATAACTGCTTCGTTTTCTAACACTACGAATGTAACTAACAACGACGCTATAGGCGTGTATTGGAACGGAACGATTACATTCTCATAAATAGAACAAGAGGTGAATCCATTGGCATTATATAAAGCAATAAAGCAAAAAGATGGAGTAACTACATATTACCATCGAATTTTATATTTGACACAAACAGTGAATCGTCAGAATTCTATTGCGGTTCTTTCTTATGTAGACGACGCATCTAGAACAGCTGAACAGGAGAACGAGATCGCTCAGCCATACATGCAAGCGGTTACATACGAATTACCTTATGATGAAACGATGACTGTTGAAACAGCTTATGCATACATAAAAACTTTGCCTCAGTTCGAAGGGGCCGAAAATATTTAACAGAAAGGAAATATGTGATATGACAAATACATTACAGGTTACAGAAACAATCAATAGAACAGGTTATACAATTATCGATGGTATTAAAGTAGTTCAGCATACTTGTACAATTTCATCCGAAGATCCACAGCAGATTCGAGTTGGTATGGTTAAACTGGATAATGAAATGTATAAAGCAAACAGAGCTATTTGTAGAGACGATTATGCTGTATTCGAAGATTCTGCGTATGCTTTACAGGAAGAGTTGATCGCTAAAGTAGAACCAGTCGAAGGCGTAATCGCAGAAGAATAATCGAGGTGAATTCAAAATGGAAATTGCTATAGCATTTATCGCAGCGATGGGAATACCAAGTGCTATTACGGGATTTTTATTTTGGTGGCTGAAGCGTAGTATTGATAAACGTGAAAAGAAATCTGAAGAAAGAGAGAAAACTACAGAACAGCTCATGTTAATCATCATGAAAAACAGCAGAGCTACGAATGTATTAGCAGAGGCAACAGCAAAAGCAGTCCAACGTATTCCAGACGCTCATTGTAATGGCGATATGACGGCTGCTCTTGAACTTGCCGAAAAAATTCAGAAAGAAGAAAAAGATTTCATGTTTGATCAAGGTATAAAACATATTTTCGGAGATTAATAAGAAAGGCGGTAGTAACTATGAAAAATATTAACTGGATTGTACGAATTAAAAACAAAAACTTTTGGATAGCTATTATTCCAGCAGTATTGCTGTTGATTCAGGTGGTAGCTGCCGTGTTCGGATTCAGTCTTGACTTAGGCGATTTGGGTAATAAGTTACTCGCGGTTGTTAATGCTGTGTTTATGGTATTATCAATTCTCGGTGTAGTAGTAGACCCAACGACAGCTGGAATCGCAGACAGTACACAGGCTATGACTTACAGTGAACCAAAGAAATAATGTGAATGAAGGGCCTCGTTGAACAAACGGGGTCTTTTGTTTTTCTTCAAAATGGAATTCGCGACCTATACGAGTCCTTTTATGAGAGAGAATTAGGAATGACTCCAATGACGATATTAAATAAAGATATGAAAAAATTAATATTATCAGGAGACGCTGGCCTACTAGACGGTCTTTATCAGATACAGTCTAATTGAGCGGGTTCGAGTCCTACAGATACGCATTCTCTCTTATTTTTCTATTTGAACGAAGTGAAAACAGGTGAACTTTAGTTGAATTCGCGACCTATACATACCCTATTATGAGATAAAAACCAAAAAGGAGATGTTTAACTTGGAAGTTAAAACTAAAGGCTATGATATTGAGCAAGTAGTTGATGTAATTGAAATGTTATCATATTCACAAGGTTTTTACGGACGATTATTAGAAGAGATCCTATATATTGAGGAGAACGAACCAGCTAAGTACGAAGTATTTAAGCAAATTATCGAGAAACAGGAGTTTGAAGACCCTGTGGACGTAGTGCTATTCTTCGAAGGCTAGGACGAGTCCTTAACAAGGGCTCTTCATTTTCTCTCGCGACCGAAACATTTCTTTTATGAGGAGGTGATATGAATGGTATGGTATAAATTAAAACAGGACTTTTCTAGAAAAGAAGCGAAACTAATTTTAAAGTATATGCAAGAAATTATTGACGAGTACGGCTATGTAACTCTCGCCGATTTTTATGATCTCGTAGATGTTAGAAGAGTTGTCTACACGGATAATAAAAAACGTTGGCGTTCGTTAAATGGGGCTAGAGTATCGTTGTTTAAAGGTAAATATGGGTATAGAATAAAATTACCGGCTTTTGAGGAATTGTCATGACGTAAATCAATATCATATTGCACTAAAACAATAAGGGCTTAGGAGAAATCTTAGGCTCTTCTTTTTCTTTTCGCGCTTCCTACACTTCCTTTTATGGGAAAACATTTCGAAAGGGGACAATCAAAATGGCTAGATTTAATGCGAAAGAAGAAACATGGTTGAAAGTAGAAGTCTTAGGAAAAGAAGGTTTATTTATAGATTTACGAATCGATAGAAAGACTGTTCCAGAAGGCTATCATATGTACGAGGTAAGACACTCTGATGATGATTGGGGTGAACCTGTAGAGATAGGCGAATGGATTATGGTAAATTTCTTCGGCACGTTATTGATGAAAGAACCATTCGAATTAGAGAAATCTACTGCGGTCAATAATGCTTATTTGTGGTTAGAGAATCCAGAAGATTTTGGGTATCTTGGAGAAACTGTAGAATTTGGAGAGAGTTAAACATGCTCTCTTCTTTTCGCGTAAATTACTGATCCTCTTATAGAAAAACCAAAATAAAAGGAGGAAATATTATGTTTGAAAATAAAATTATCAAAGGAGAGTATGCGAGTAGATATATCGCAAGCTGGATTCGAGTAGGTGGACAACTCAGATATGGTAAGGATGAAGATGATTTTAACGAATGGTTATTATCATTAGGTCTTACCGAAGATGAGGCGTACTACATTACGAATTTAGCACGATGTGGTAAACTCGAAATGCAGACACACGCACAGATGTTTTTAAAGAATAGACGTTAATAGAATTCAAAATGGTTTGCGAGGGAGGTCTACAAAGGCTTCTCTTTTCTTTTTCGCTAAATAAACAATCTATATTATAGAAAAAACAATCAAGGAGGAACGATTATGAAAGTAGTAGTTGACAATTTTAGTTATAAGGGTAAATACTATGATAAATTTGAGTGTGAATTACCAGTATCGGATTTAAATAGTATTAGCAGTAAAGAATTATCGGCTATGTTTACCGAACAAATCGATATTTTTGAAGGAAGAAAGGAGTCTCACTAATGGGGCTTCTTTTATTTTTCTGCTTGAATGAAACGAGAACAGACGAATTGTACGGATGAGCTATTTCGCGCCTCTTACACGTCCTCTTATGAAGACAAATAGCGAAAGGATGATTGCTATGTGTAAAGTGTATGAATTCCCACAACAAACTGAGCTTCCAAAAGAAGAGGCGGAATTACTCGAAATTTTAGGCGAGGCGTATGTGAAAGCATTATACAACGCATTAGTCAAAATGGTGGGTGGTGGAGCTTCTCGTGATGAAATGGAAGAGGTTAATGGGCTAGTACATCGAGCATTTTTGAAAGGTATGAACAAAGCGCTAGAGGAATATGAGAAGTCCTGAACAAGGGCTTTTCTTTTTTCGCTAAATAAACACTTCGTTTTATGAGGAGGTGATTTGGAATGATACAAACTGATTTCGTAAAACTCAATAACAAAGACGAAAGATTCAGATTTTCAACAAAACTGGTATGCGTTATAAAACCGATTATTCGAGTAGTATTAACACCGATATTCTTGTTGATTAGATTATATTGTTGGGTTTGGGATTACGATTATTACGAGATATTTTTCAAACGCTAAAAACAATAGAACTGGGCTCATAACGAGTCCTTTTCTTTTTCTCCCCCAACCCACTGGACTTTTTACCTTAAACAACCGTGTGCTGTCGAGTGAGCACCCTGATGATAAAGTCATTTCTCCGATTATATTTACTGTTGGACTTTTGACCTTAAACAACCGAGGGCTTCTCTGTACGCACTCTGTTCATAAAGTCGTTTCTCCAACATAAGAAAAACCCCGCCGTAGCAAGGTTTCTCAGGGTTGTTATATTTTCAGATGCATCACGATTTCCATGTCATCTTTGTCTGTTTTACGTCTTGTGAGCTTAGTTGTCTTCGAATATATGATTCTGTTTATGATTGATTTCAATGACTCATTCTTTTGTGGTATACTCATATTGTCGTATTCATTTAAGCAGTCTTCCAATTTGGGGATTGCTTTTTTATATCTAATTAACTTTTCTTCCTCTTCGGTATTTTCGAATTTGGCCAGTTTACGTTCAATCGAATCAATTTCTTTTTCGATGTCGTTCTTCAACTCGATATAATCATCGTATGATATTTCTTCACGATTTCGAGTACGTAATAAATTCTTCCGTTCAGTTTTTAATCCAGTCAATTTCTTCTCTAATTTCAAAATGGTTTTGTGCGTATCGTCTCTTTCTTTAATAATTTCCTCTTCATAGTTATCTACATAATATTTAAAATCTTTTAATTCTTCTTTTAGCTGCCTTAATACTTCTTTCTCTAATTTCGGAAGCACGCAAGACACCATATCGCAGTTTTGGTTACTACACATGAACGTATCTGCTCCAGGTGGTTTCTCCTCATATGTTAGTAATTGCTTATCGAATTCATCAGTCTCGATATCTAGGAAGAATTTTAACTCGAACCATTTTTCGCTGAATAAATCCGTGTAATGTAGCTTCTCAGGATCAGGTCTAAACCAATCATTTATCTTACTACGAGATACTCCGAGAAAATCTGCTATCTGTTGACTGGTAACACCCTTCTTAGCTCTAGCTTCTCGAATTAATTGGTTGATAGCCACTTTATTAACTTTATATTTTCGTACCCGTTTAATTTCTTTCTTTCTACGATTCTGTACCCGAACGAGTGAGTAACCGCATTTCTTACAGAACACCAAACCAGCCAAAGGATTCTTTAGTTCTCGATTCCAGCCAGTTTTGTCAGGCTTATTTTTCCGCAGTCTCTCCTGTGCCATATCCCATTTCTCTTTACTGATAATACCTTCTTGTCTACCTCGAACTAACATATATTCTTCTGGGCTTGGTCTAAACTTGTGTAACTCTCCGTTTATAAGTTTCTTTACTACTGGTCTTTTACCCCAAGCGAGATCGCCGTAATAAACTTCATTCTTTAAAATATGTCGGACCATTTCGTCATTCCATAGTTCAGCTATACGAGGTTTTAATTCGTGCTTGTTCAAATAATTCGCTGTCTCCAGAGTAGATAAACCATCATCAACAAAAGCTGAGAACAGAGCTTCAACGATTGGTGCTTCATTCTGGTCTTTAATTAACATGAATCCTCTATCGAGTGGCTTACGAGCATAACCAAAAGGAGGAGTGCTACCAATCCATTTACCTTCACGTAATGATAATTGTCTACCACGACCTAATATTTCTTTTGTATATTCCAAATATTTATTACCTTGTAGTAATTGAGCTTCGAATATTTCTTTATCAAATTTGTTATTCAAATCATATGCTTTGGTTATTGTGGCGATTATCGTATTCGTATATTTCAGAATTTGTACAACACGACCACAGTCTAACATTTCACCACGAGATATACGCTGAGGTTCAATCACGAGTAATACAGAACCTTCTTCCTTCTCTAATCGATGAAACACCTTCTTAATCTCAACACGATCGTCTATTGTCTCGCCAGAAACAACTTCACGATAGATATTTTCTTCAGGTATTTTCTCTCCGAATGTTTGTATAGCATATTCTTGAAGAATCGTTTCATGTCGGGATAATACTTCTTCAACACTTTCTTTACCTTCCGCACGAGATTTCCTCAGATAGATAATTACTCGTCGTACACTTATTTTTCCTAATTCGTATGGTGTTATGATATTTAAGCTCATGGAAAAATTTACTCCTTTTCTTAGATGACTTTTTATATTACGCTTCAAATAGTAAACTTTCATAATTTGCTGAATACTTACATATCTTTCATCGAGGTGGTTAAAAACATGAAAATTACAGTTGTCAGAAACGAACCAACGAAGGAAGTCCTTCAAAATATTTATGACGTAATGAACAGAAATATTAAAAATCCAAAATGTTTTTATACGTCAGAAGAAACTAAAAAATTAAAGAAGGACAAATCCAACGTGTGGCTGTAATGGCTGCGCGTTATTTTTTAATTTGCTCTCTGACTGATAAGTATAATTTCATGATATTTTCGTATAGGTCTTGTTTCTCTTCTAATGATACTTTGTCATTTTCAAATATTAGTCTAGCTCGTTCTAATAAATCTACAGTTTCTATTTCATCGGTTTTACATCCAAGTGTCTCGATTGAAACGTTAAAATAATCTGCGAGTATCTTTATTTGATGGATATTTAAGTTCCTTTTACCTGTCTCTAGATTTGATACTTGTCCTCTCGATAACGGTCTTCCTGTTGCTCTATTTCCTAAAACTATTCCTAACTCATCTTGTGTTATATTTCTCATTTTTCTTAATTGTCTCACCCGACCACCTATTTCTTTTGTATCGAGCGTCTTTTGAATTTGCATCGGATATCACTTTCCTTTCTTATAATAAAGTACATGTTTCATTCTACACAAAAATATTCAAATAGCAAACTTTTTAGTTCGAAATTTAAAAACTTATTTACAAATTCTAAAAATTATATTAAGATAGCAATGTAAACACGTATGGAACATACGTTCTAATCTTAATCGATAGGAGTGAACCGCTGTGGATGGTGTAGCGAAGGTTATTGACGAATTGGGATTGATGATTTTACAGAAAGATATTGAGCTTGAATTAAAACAAAATGAGATCGATAAATTAAAAAGAAAGATAGAAATGATTGAACAATACTTAGACATGTACGAGGATAATTGCAACTACGATTTCGCATTAAAACGATAATACATATACATACTTAATCTAATCATTCCCTTGCCCCGGTACTTATGGTTAGATACTTTTTTAAACATAGTGCGTCAAATAGTAAACTAATGAGGTGAAAAGTTTGCATAGAAGAAAGAAATTAGTGTTTTGGAGAATAGAACGACGAATGAGACAGAGGGATTTGTGTGAGAGGTTAGGAATCACTACAGCTCATTACTCGAATATCGAACGAGGTATATCAGATCCGTCTTATGTTTTATTAATGAAATTTCGAGAGTTATACGATGGTGATGTTTTAGATTTGTTTGAAAAGGAGAATTCAAAATGGCAACAGTAATACGTGCGGAAATTTCAGAAAAGAATAAATATTGGATAGATAAACATAGACAT